TAAGAATAGGTCTTAAAACTGTTAATGTAGATATTAAGCCTGGTGTTAAACCTGGTCAACGGATGAGACTAAAAGGTTTAGGACAAAGAGGAATGAGTGAGGAACAACACGGGGATCTTATTTTAACGGTTCTTATTCAAGATGATCCTAACTTTTATTTAGATCAAAAAGGTTTACATACAATAAAACACATTGATATGTATGATGCATTACTAGGCGGTAAAGGTGAAGTAACTGTATTTGACAAAACTATAACCTATACTATTCCTAAGTGTGTAAAAAATGGCACTATGCTAAGAATAAAAGGTAAAGGCTACCCTGCTTATAATAACCCACACATTTTAGGGGACTTCTATGTAAATATTTTAGTTAACTTGCCAGTGAACTTAACGGAAGAGCAGGAATCTTTAGTAAAAAAAATGAAAGACTTAGAGAATGAATAATAATGAAAGAGAATTTATGAAGTCATTATTAGACCAATTAGAAAATACTAGTTGGGATCAATATATGAACTTGTGTTATAATGTATTAATGATGTTTCCTGCTGAGGTATTGGAATATGATGACAAAAAAACAACTCATAAAATTAAAAGTCTAAATAGAATCTTATTATATTTTGAGGAAAAAGAAGACTTTGAAAAGTGTGCTAATATAAAGGACTTGCAAGATAAGCTAAACAATTGTTAATAACTTTTTAAAAAAAGTCTCCCAAAAATTTTCAATTCCCAATTAAATTGATTATATTTATAATATAATTAAATAAACGGAATATGACCGAATACACAAACCTTACTTATCTACAATCCTTCTTGGATGAAATGCGATCTTCCTCTTCAGGAAATCACAAAATTGCAACTATTAAAAAGTATGCTGATAACTCTGATGAAAACTCTGATAGAGAATTCTTACAGAAAGTTTTCTTCTATACTTACAATCCTTATTTTAAATATAATGTAACTCCTAAGAATTGCAAAAAGAATTCTGATTTGCTAGGTTACCCAAATACATACGGTAGCATCTTTACCTTATTGGATGATTTAAGAAATAGGGTATGTACTGGTCATACCGCAATTGCTAATGTAAATAGATTTGTCCTAGAGAATAGACAATGGGAAGATATTATTTACTATATGCTAAACCGAGACTTAAATATGGGATGTGGAACTACCTCTATCAATAAGGCGATCCACCCAGATTTAATTCCAACCTTTAAGGTCGCTTTAGCAAATGCATATAATCCTAAGAGAGTAGATTTTCAAAGCGGAGAATGGTACGGATCCAGAAAATTGGATGGTGTAAGATGTATCTGTAGAAAAGAAATGAATACCGTAACATTCTTTTCAAGGAACGGTAAAGAATTTACTACTCTAGGTAATTTAGAAAATGAAATTTCAAAAATACCGGGTGACTTTATCCTAGATGGAGAAATCTGTATGGTGGACAAAGATGGTAATGAAGACTTCCAAGGAATTATGAAACAAATCAGAAAAAAGGATCATCAAATTGAAAATCCTAAATTCTTTGTATTTGATTATTTAACTTTAGAAGAATTTGATAACAAGACTGGTATTACACCACTTACCGAAAGACTTAAGAATGGTTATGATCACCTTCCAGAAAACATTAACTCTTCTATGTTAGAATTCTTACCGCAAGAACAATTAACTACCGAAGAACAGTTTACTGAAATGGCAAAAGAAGCTGAAGAGGCTGGGTTTGAAGGAATCATGGTTAGAAAGAATATCGGCTATGAAGGTAAAAGAAGCCATAATCTTCTGAAGGTTAAAAAATTCCATGATGCTGAATATACAATTTTAGAATGTATGAACGGTACGATGCGATGGACGGAAAATGGAAAACAGGTTGAAAAGAATGGTTTAAGTAATATTATTATTGAACATAAAGGTAACCGCGTAAGTGTAGGATCCGGATTCTCTAAAGAACAAAGAGAACATTACCTTAATAATCATAATGAACTAATAGGTAAAACTGTAACCGTTCAATATTTTGAAGAAAGTCAAAATCAGAATGGTGGATATTCATTAAGGTTTCCGGTAGTAAAACATATATATGATAATGGGAGGAATTGTTAATCCATCTATACCGTAACTCACCTGTAGTAAGTTGTTCGGTATTAACCAATATATAATGTATGGATTTATTTGAAAAGTATAGAAAGTGGGGGAAAGACATAACTGTCTTTGATGTTGACGATACTTTGATTGTAACTAAAAGTAAGATTAAAGTTTTTAATCCAAAAACCGGGTATGAAATTGATTTAACACCCCAAGAATTCAATACCTTTAAAACAAGACCTCGTGATAAATTTGACTTTAGTGATTTTAGAGATTTAGAAATTCTAAAAGCAGGTAAGATTATTGAATGGGTTTTTAATATACTTAAAAGAACAATTGCAAAAGGTACTGCTGTAGGCATTATTACTGCGAGAGATGATTCAAAACTTATCTATGATTTTTTAATGCATAATGGTGTTGATGTAAATCCTGATTTTATATTTGCAATTAATGATCCCAAATTAAAATTTAAAGGTTCTACTGCTGAAAAGAAAAAGGCAGCCTTTATGAAATTTGTAGATATGGGATTTAAAAACTTTCAATTCTTTGATGATGATAGAGAGAATATTAAAATTGCAAATAGTCTTAATAAAGAATTACCTAAAGTAAAAATGAAAGCAACTTTAATTAAACAAAAATGGATTCCAAAATTCGACGACTTCAGTTAAAGCTAAATACCTTTACAAGTATTTTAGAAAACATTCGTGATTTATCTAATTCATCCACAACTAAAGTAGGGTGTATGGCATTACGAAAAGACTTCAGTAAAATTTCAAGCTTTGGTTATAATGGCTCTTACAGTGGAGCAGAGACAAATGATGATACAGGTACCGAGGAGGATTCTTTAATTCCTGGTGAAAGTGGTTTTATTCATGCTGAAGTAAATATGATTGCAAAATTTAAAGAGTACGATCCGGAAAATTATATTATTCTATTAACACTTTCACCGTGTAAAATGTGTACTAAAATTTTAGTTAATGCTGGATTTAAGCATGTTTATTGGATAGAAGACTATAGAGATACCAAACATTTACAGATTTTTGAACAGTGTAATATCACCCACGGAAAAATTTCTAACCTAGTAAATGACTACCACATAATAAAGGACTGAATATATACTAAAAATAGTATGTTCTCTTGGTCGTTGAAGCATTAACATTTAAATTATCTATTGACTTTTTTACTTATCTTAAGAAGTATAAAATAGATGTGTCAAAAATTCGCTTAGGATTTTTTGATCAAGCTAGTAATAAAACAGAGTTTACAGATTTTAATACCATTGCTGCAATGGAATTATTCTATCAAGCTAATTATGTACCCTTTGATCCGTGCTATGTTGGTGATTTAGTTTCTATACAATTATTTTTAGGTGCTAGTGAATTATATGAGTTTACTACTGAGTACAGGGCAGAAGATTTAACAGGCAAATTTAAACTTACTTCTGGATCGTCTTTTGACATTCAAAGAAATAAGCAAAGAAGTGTATTAGTAAATAGACAAGTAAGCTTTATTAATAGAGCTGTTGAAGATTACCGTAAATACTGGAATGATATTTACCGGATATATACTACAGGTATTTATTCCCCGTGTTATGCTATACCAGGTTGGTCACAAGGTACTTGGTATCTTAACCAATTAAGAGAAGTATTTACATCAAGAAGTGCAACCGATGAATTTCCGTATGATGATGCGAATATTATTAACGAACCACCGGAATAAATAAAAAAACATTAGATTAAATGGCATTCAATCTGAAAGAATATATCATCTATAGAAATGAAGTTAAACGAGAACTTTTTAACGGGGAGGTAGATGAAAACTTTAAAGCGGTAGCTAATCCCTGGGTAGATAATAGAACCTATGATGAAGGGCATGTTGTGTACCACCCAGTAGAGGTAATTGACGTTACTGGTGGAACTAGTGTTGAATCAGAAGCATTAGCTTGGTGGAGAGCAAACAAAAGAACTACACAAGGAGTATTTGATACAACCGAATGGGATCTTATTGGTGGTATTGGTACAGGTGATTTAACATTAGGTGCGTCTAGCGGCTGGGGAAAAATTGTTGTCAATTATACCGGTGCTACTCCTTCATTACAAGCAGCCAATGATTTTACATTATCATCTACTGTGCCTGATGATACTTTTAGATTAATAGCTGGAGCAGGTGTACAATTACAATATGATGCTACTGTTAATGCAGTTAAATTTATTAACACTGGTGCTACTGGTGAAGTAAACCACGGAGCAAATATTAATACTGGTGGTGTCACTATCTTTGATGGTATGACCGGTACTACTTTAGATTTTAGAGGTGTTGATGCAACAAATACGGATTCATCTATAGGATCTGCGTTAAGTGTAGGGTATAATGGAGCTACGCAAAATGCTGTGTACAATTTTAATTCTGCTCATATTGATTTGGCAACACTTAATACAGGGTCTCCTACTATAAATATGTTGAGTGATGTAAATGCACCATCCCCAGCATCCGCTGATTTTTTACAATGGAACGGGAGTAATTGGATTAATGTAACAGCAGCATCAGCTGGTTTACTTGGTCAAACTGGAGCAACTGGTATTCAAGGTCCAACTGGCCCAACTGGTGCAACTGGTTCAGGTGCTACTGGTGTTCAAGGACCAACTGGAGCAACTGGTATACAAGGTCCAACCGGTGCCACTGGTTCAGGTGCAACTGGTGCAACTGGTTTAGGTGCCACTGGTGTTCAAGGACCACAAGGACCGACTGGAGCAACAGGAACTCCTGGTAGTTTTGGTGGTGCTACATTTGACTATACTTTTAATACAACTATAAATGTTTCTACTGATCCTGGTTTTAGTTATGTTGCTTTAAATAATATAAACCAATATCTTGCAACGGTTATGACCATCAATGACTTTGGTGTAAGTGGAGTTGATATATCAGCATTTTTAACTACTATTGATTCATCAACAAGTACACCTAAGGGTCATGTTAGAATTGCAGCAAATGGAGATCCTAGTGAATTTATACTTTTTCAAATAACAGATTTAGATGATAATGCAGGTTGGTGGGATTTAGATGTAGTACCTATTGCATATACCGCAAATGCACCCTTTACTATGAATGAAGATATTTTAGTATCATTTGTTGTTACTGGGCAAGTAGGACCACAGGGTGAAACTGGAGCAACTGGTATCCAAGGACCGCAAGGTGAAATTGGTGCCACTGGTGTTCAAGGACCGCAAGGTGAAACTGGAGCCACTGGTGTTCAAGGACCACAAGGTGAAACTGGAGCAACTGGTATTCAAGGACCGCAAGGACCAACTGGTGAAACTGGAGCAACTGGTGTTCAAGGACCACAAGGTGAAACTGGCGCCACTGGTGCAGGTGAGATTGGTGCCACTGGTGTTCAAGGACCGCAAGGACCAACTGGAGCCACTGGTGCAGGTGAGACTGGTGCCACTGGTGTTCAAGGACCAAAAGGTGAAACTGGCGCCACTGGTGCAGGTGAGACTGGTGCCACCGGTGTTCAAGGACCACAAGGACCAACTGGTGAAACTGGAGCCACTGGTGCAGGTGAGACTGGTGCCACTGGTGTGCAAGGACCGCAAGGACCAACTGGCGCCACTGGTGCAGGTGAGACTGGTGCCACCGGTGTTCAAGGACCACAAGGACCAACTGGTGAAACTGGAGCAACTGGTGTTCAAGGACCAAAAGGTGAAACTGGCGCCACTGGTGCAGGTGAAACTGGAGCCACTGGTGTTCAAGGACCAACTGGAGCTACTGGTGTACAAGGACCAACTGGTGCAACAGGAATAACTGGACCAAGAAATGGATTACCTTGGACATCATCAACAGCAACAACTACCCCAGCTAGTGGTTTATTCTATTATGATGCGGCAACTACAAGCCTGTATATTAATAACACAGATAACTTAGGATTGCCTCAATCTACATTCCTTGATACTTTTGATGATACCGGGAATTCAACTACAGGATTTGGTGCTGTTATTTTAACTGCTGCTAATAATCAACAGATTTTACATGGTATAGTAACCGCTGTATCTGTAGTGGGTAATGTATATGACTTCACAATTACTCCATTAACTTATACTGCTAACTGGCTTCAAGGTATAGCATTTACTTTAGAGTATACCAACTTTGGTACTTCAATAACTGGAGCTACAGGTGTACAAGGCCCACAAGGACCGACTGGTGCAACTGGTGTTCAAGGACCGCAAGGAGAAACTGGAGCCACTGGTGCAGGTGAAACTGGTGCCACTGGTGTTCAAGGACCACAAGGACCGACTGGAGCCACTGGTGCAGGTGAGACTGGTGCCACTGGTGTTCAAGGACCAACTGGTGAAACTGGCGCAACTGGTGTTCAAGGACCAAAAGGTGCAGGTGGTGAAACTGGAGCCACTGGTGTTCAAGGACCAAAAGGTTTAGGTGGTGAAACTGGAGCCACTGGTGTTCAAGGACCAACTGGAGCCACTGGTGTTCAAGGACCAACTGGTGAAACTGGCGCTACTGGTGTTCAAGGACCAAAAGGACCACAAGGTGAAATAGGAGCCACTGGTGTTCAAGGACCAAAAGGTTTAGGTGGTGCAACTGGTGTTCAAGGACCGCAAGGACCAACTGGAGCCACTGGTACAGGTGGGACTGGTGCCACTGGTGTTCAAGGACCACAAGGTGAAATAGGTGCTACTGGTGCTGTGAACGAGCAGGCAAATCAAAACCCAATAGTAGAAACTTCATTTCAGGCATCAAAAGGACTTAAGGATGAACCGGTCTATACCTTTGGTGGGAATAGTACAGCAGGAGGAGAAAATGGATGGTCTGCTAATTCTTGGAATAATATAGGAAGTAGTGAAATTTCTACAGCTATCAATACACTACCCTTTGCTGGTCTGTCCAGTGGAATTGTATTGATCTCAGATCTTGCAATCGGTAAAGTTTTAATGGTTAGACTTACTGCATCAATCTCCTCATCATCCCCATCACTTGCAAATGAAGCTATAAAATGTGTCCCATATAAATATGCATGTGATGCCGTCGGTGT